GATGCTCTATCTTTTACTTTCTTTGAACAAATAAGAGATGTAAAACATAAGAGGACATTTAAGAGACCTATGAAACGCACTAGAACCTTGTGGGTATAAAATGGATAGTTACCATGACAGACCTGGAGTATTTATAGCACCAGCAGATAAGGTGCAAGAAATAGAAGATCTATATGCTAAAGCCATTGAAGATCCTGATGATTATCTAGAAGAGAAAGAAGAGTATTCATCTTTAGCTTCTTATATCATGGAAGTCTTCAGAGAGAATCAAGATACTCGTAGATCTTCTGGTATTGAAGAGAAGATGCTTCAGTCTCTCAGAGCTTATAATGGGCACTATGATCCTGAAGATCTTGCTAGGATACAAGAGACTGGCGGCTCTGAGATCTACATGAACCTTACACCTACAAAGTGTAGGGCAGCTATGTCATGGCTCAGAGATATTATGATGCCAGCTAAGGAATATGCATGGGGTCTCTACCCTACAGATGTTCCTGAGTTACCAATAGAGATCAGAGCACAGATAGAAGATCAAATCAATAAGCTTGTAGAGACACCTGCACCTGTAGAAGGAGAACAACAGCAGCAACCAAATCAACCTGCTGTTATGAATGCTGCACAGAAGATGCAGGAAGTTAATCAACTTAAAAGAGATATTGAAGAAGCTATAGCAGATGAGATATACAAGGTAGCTCTTACTGAAGTTAAGAAGTATGAGAAGATTGTAGCTGATCAACTTCAAGAGGGGGAATGGGAGAAAGCATTCTCTGAGTTTATTGAAGACTTCTGTGTATTCCAGGTAGCTATAATGAAAGCTCCTGTAATCTCAAAGAAGAAAAGACTTACTTATAAAGATGGTGAAGTAGAAGAGATTGAAGATTTTGTTTTCTTAAACAAGAGAGTATCTCCACTTGATATCTATCCTAGTGCTAATGCAACTAGTATTCAAGAAGGAGATCTTTGTGAGCATGTCAGATTTGATAGAAAATCTTTGTACAACCTTATAGGGGTTCCTAATTATAAAGAAGAAAACATTAGAAAGATCTTAGAAGACTTTAAGAGTGGATATACAGGAGAAGAACTTGACTCATCTATAGAATCAGAAAAGGTAATTGAAGAGTATCGTGGAGATACCTTCAGAGCCTCAAAGAATATCATACATGGTGTACACTTCCACGGGTCTATAGGGTGGAAGTTACTCTCTGACTGGGGTTTTGAAGAAGATAAGATAGGCATTGATGAGGATAGAGAGTTTGAAGTAGAGGCTATTCTTGCAGGTGGTGAAGTTATCAAGTGTGTACTTAATGTTGATCCACTTTTGAGGAGACCTTACTATAAAGCATCCTGGCAGAACATCCCCGGTTCTTTTTGGGGAAGATCCCTGCCAGAGCTTATGAGAGATATCCAGAGGATGTGCAATGCTACTGCTAGGGCACTTGCTAATAATATGGCAGTGGCGTGCTTACCTGGAGATACCGTAGTATATAGACATACAAAGAATGGCAGAGCATACTCAGAAGTCACAATAAAGGAATTATTTGATAAGAGAGATGAATTTAATTCTGGAATGCTTCGAACTAGATTAAGATCTCTCGATGAAAATACTGGAGCCTTTTTTAATAACAAGTTAGTGGATGTTATTTATAATGGTATTGCCCCGGTATATGAGATAAAAACTGAGAGTGGTTATAAAATCAGAGCCACCGATAATCATAGGTTTCTTCGTGAAGATGGGAGTTATGATTTTGTAGCTAACTTCCTACCAGGAGATTTTATTGCTGTAAATGGATCTACAAGTAAACCAACAAAACTTTGCATAGATTGCGGTTGTCCAATAAAACCTTCTTCGCAGAGATGTAAAAAATGTCATACAAAATACTGGAATGAGGTGCAGAGAGAACTAGCAAGACAAAACTATTGGGACGCTTCAGATACAACCTCTAGACAAAGAAAAGATGTTCTGGAAGCAAGGAAAGATTATTGTAAGATCTGTGGAAAAGTTGATGTCAAGTTTGAAGTACATCATAAGAATGCAGATCCAATGGATAATTCTCCAGAAAATCTTATTAATTTGTGTATAAGTTGCCATAGAATAGAAGATGCAAAACGTAGGGCTATTGGAGATCCATATCGAAATAGATATTTATGTTTTGATAAAATCATATCTATCGAGTATGAGGGGATAGAAGAGGTATATGATCTTCAGATGGAAGCTCCAAATCACAACTTCGTAGCTAATGGTTTTGTATCACATAATAGTGGCCCCCAGATTGAGGTGTATGTAGATAGACTTGCAGATGACTCCGAGATAGATGATATAACTCCTTTTCATGTTTGGCAACTTACATCAGACCCTTCAGGGGCTGGTGGCAGGGCTATAACCTTCTGGCAACCTACAAGTAATGCACAAGAGTTGCTAGCAGTCTATAAGGAGTTTGAGATCAGAGCAGATGATGCTACTGGTATTCCTCGATATGCCTACGGTAATGATCGTGTTGGGGCAGCAGCTCAGACAGCTTCTGGGTTATCTATGTTACTTGACTCAGCAGCTAAAGGGATAAAAGATTCTGTAAGGAATATAGACTTTGGACTTATTAAACCTAGAATTGAGTACCAGTTCTACTGGAATGTTATTAGTAATGATAATATTAAGTTTACTGGAGACGTTAATGTAGTACCTAAAGGCTCAGAGATCCTTACCCTTAAGGGTGCTAGTGAGATGCGAAGGAATGAGTTCCTTCAGATTCTTGCTAATCCTAATTATCTTAGTATTGTAGGGATGGAAGGAGTCGCTGATATCCTTAGAGAGATGGCTAAGACTCTTGGACTTGGTGCTGATATCATTCCAAGTAGAATAGAACTTAGAAAGAAACAAGAAGAGTTTCAGGCCCAGCAAGCTCAGCAGTCACAGCAGCAAATACAGATTGAACAGCAGAAGAGTCAGACAGGTCTGCAAGCTACTCAGCTTCAGATTGAAGGTCAGATGGCAATGCATCAGCAGACTCAAGAACTTAAGGCTGCAGAGCTTCAACAGAAGGCTCAAGCTAAAGCTGAAGAGTTGCAACTTAAAGCTATCGAGATGCAACTCGAAAGAGAGAATCAGGTATCTAAAGAGACTGCATCACTACAGAAGCAACAAATGATAGAAAGTAATAAGTCTCATAATGTAGACAAATCTATAGCTCTTAGTGTTCAAACTGGAGACAAATCCAATATTCAATGAAACTCAATCAAGAAGAAAAGAGACGTATTAGCTCTGGAGATGTACCTTTCTTGAAGAATGTACTCTCCACCGAGCTTGAAGAGATAAAGAACCAACTCTTGTCGTATAGAAGGGATGGTCCTGAGTATGACAATGTACTGAAAGGGAAAGGAAGTTTTATTAAAGAACTGCTAGAACTCCTAGCATAAACCTTCAATCTACTTAAGTAAGCAACCACGCAATCGCCCTCACAGGTCTGTAGTGCCCCTGCTGAAAGAGTACTGGAGAACACAATGTCACTTGAAAAACTGTTGCAAGAAGAAGCAGAACTTGAGAAAGAAATGTTTGGTCCTAGTGAATCCTCGGAAGAGTCCACTAGTAATCTTAATCTTGACCCTGATGATAGTTTTGTAGAAGAAGATGAGACTACAGGGCCTATAGATTTTCCTGATGCTACTAAGGTAATCCAGCAGGAAGAACAAGAGAAAGAACCAGAGAAGCAGCGTGTATCTTGGAAGCAACGCTTCAAGAGTTATAAAGCATCTACCGATAAGACTATATCTACACTGAGGAAAGAAAATGTAAATCTCTTTACTAGACTTCGAGAGTCTGAAGAGAAGATTGATGATCTTTCAGTTAAGCTATCTAACCTTATGAATAGTAATACTGATATCTTTCAGGGAATTATTACTGAAGAAGATACAGATTCTATCGGGGAAGAAGCAGTAGATATTGTTAAGAGAGCCTCACAGAAAGCTGTAGAGGCATCTGTTACTCCGCTTAAAGAAGAGATCAATCGTCTGAAAGCAGATAAAGTAGCTGAGCAACGAAGGCTTGCAGAAGCTAGAAGGGCTTCAGCTTATAATAGTTTTCTTATGGACTTAAGTAAGTTTGTTCCTGATTATCAGAGTATTGATAAGGACCCTAAGTTTGCTCAGTTTATGGAAGGCTATGACGAGTATACAGGAGAGAAGAAAGTAGATGTCTTTAGGAGAGCTGAAGAATTTCTTGATGCTGAAAGGGTTGCAGACTTCTTCATAGAATTCAAGAGGGCATTACCACGAAGTAAAAAAGAAAGGCTAGAGGAAAATATTACACCTACAGGATCTGCATCAGCAAGTAATACGAATACTGTCAAGGCTGAAGAAACTTTCACAGCGAGGCAGGTAGAGGATTTCTTTAATGATATAGCCAGGGGTGTGTATAAAAATAGACAAAAAGAAGCTAACGAAATTGAGGCTAGAATTACTAAAGCTTATGTGGAAGGAAGAATCCGATAACAAGTATATCTAGCCATTTATAATTTAATGGAGAAACAAAATGGCTAATGGACCCGCTCGTGCTGCTGGATATGCAACTTATGCTTCTGACAGCACTTCTAAATTTACACCGTTGTTGTTCAGCCGCAAGATGTTGAGGAACTTCTATGAAGTGACTGCATTTAATGAGATTGCTAATACTGACTTAACCTAATAGGTCACTTAAGGGGAGACCCTTTCGATTAAACTATGTGAATTGCTGGAACCCTGTGATGGGAATCAGCAGCCAAGCTGCTATTTGCAGAAGGTTCAACGACTACAGAACGGTAGTTATAAAATCCCACTAATATGTGAGGAGTATAAGTATGACAAAAGATGAAAAAGCTTTTCTAATTTCACTTGTTTTAGGAGACGGCAGTATTAGTTTAAATCACCGAAAGCTAAAAGCAAATACAGGTACATTTAGAGTAACACACTCCGTGAAGCAAAGAGAGTTAGTAGAATATAAAGCCAAAAGGTGTAATAGTATATTAGGTGGTAAACAGGTAGCTATTAGAGAGTTTTGTAATAATAGTTTTCCTGGATTATCTTATAACAAAACCCATAGGTATTTTGGAATCTTATATAATTTTATATATAAGAATGGGAAGAAAACGTACCCTAAAACTATCCTTAAAAGATTAAACACAGAAGCTTTTGCTTTGTGGTGGATGGACGATGGATGCCTATCTCCTAAGAAACGAAATGGTAAAATCCATGCTTATCAAGGTTTCTTAAATACTTACGAAGATTGGGATACTAATATTATTATTGCAGATATGTTTTTTGAGAAGTTTGGAGTAAGACCTTTAATAAGAAAAGATAAAGGGTCTTTTAGGTTAGAGTTTAACACTACAAAACTTAGAGTCCTACTACCTATTCTCGAAAAATATAGCATACCATCTATGTCTTACAAATTTAAGTTCTGCACGAGTGCATAGCCCTAGAAATAGGTGATGATATAGTCTGATCTTATAGGAAAAAGAACTATAAGAAAGTAGAATTAAATATTCTACTGTTAACATAAATGATCAGGGTGAGATTAAAAGTGCTGGGGATAGATAACTTTGTCCCAACTAATTGATTCTAAATAACGAAGTAAAATTCGAGGGAAACTTAATTAATTCTAGAAAAGGATTAAAATGTTACGTGAAAAACTATTAAGTGGTAAACTTGATAAACATTCAGAGCAACTAAATAAATTTTTAGCTGGTTTTTTTGATTCTGACGGTTCTATATTTCTGTATAAAGATAGAGATCATATTACTATCCGAGCAACAATAGCACAATCGGCCAGTAAAGATCCAGATTTTGAAATAATGAGAGCGCTAAAAAATCATTATAAGTTAGGTTCTCTTATTTTCTATATCCAACCTCTAGGATCTTCAATGTGCGCTTGGAATCTTGGAAAGACAGATTCTCTAAAACTCTTTGGACTAATAGGAAAATATCTTTGTATAAAAGGAACTTATTTTAAATATTGTATTGATTGTCTTTCTTCTAAAGAGTTTGATAAAGGAAAACAAAAAGTAAATAGAATAGAATCTATATATTTAAAAAAACCAAAACATCTTTCTTGGAGTTATTTAGCAGGGCTGATTGCTGGAGATGGTCATTTACAATTTAAAAAATATAATGGCCATAATAAAATAAATGTCTGTATTGCATCAGGAGATTTTGTAATTATAGATCTTTTGATGGAAAACTTTAAAGGACATTACCAGCAGCAAGATGGGTGCTATATTTGGAGACACCCTTTAGGTAAAAGTAATAAGCCTTTTGCTATTAATTTCCTAAGAAGAATAAGAAAATTTATGCTACTGAATACTAAGAGAGATGTTATTGATCGTATCTTAGCGTTTCACAAAGTGCCCGCAGAGACTGAACGAATCAACTGTAGAGATACAGAAGCAACAGTCCAAACACTTAATTGAGTTTAGAAAGTTCTTATCCGGCATACTCCGGTAATCACTGTTAGTGACTACACGGTTGGTGGTACTCTTACTTATCAGGTTCCTGAGATTGCAAACACGGAACTGAATATTGATAAGGCAAAGAGTTGGAGTTTCAGAATTGACGATATTGATGCTGTCCAGAGTGATCTGGATCTTATGAACAAGTTTGCTGCAGATGCTGGTGAGCGTCTGAAGATTGCTATTGATACTGATTGCTTTGATTATATCTCTACTCTTGCACATGCAGATAATATTGGTGCAACTGCTGGAGCTATTAGTGCTAATATTGATATGGGGGGAGCCGGTGCTGGTGTCGCTATTTCCAGTACTAATGCTACTGACCTTATTGTAGATATTAATACTGTCCTTGATGAGCAATCGATCCCCTCAGAGAATCGCTGGGTTGTTCTTCCTGCATGGTTTATTGCTCTTCTGAAGAAGGGTGATCTTAAGTCTGCAGATATCTCTGGGGATACCACTGGTGTTATCCGGTCAGGAGTTGTGGGCATGGTTGATAGAACAAAAATCATCCAGTCTAATCTCCTGAAGCATACAACTGACGGAGCTAACGAGTGCTTCTATTGTATGGCTGGTACTAAAGAGGCTGTAACCTTTGCCAATCAGTTGGTGAAGACCGAGTCCCTTCAGATCGAATCTAGCTTCGGCACATACATGAGGGGCCTTGCAGTCTACGGTCGTGCTGTTGTACAGCCGAAAGCCCTTGTAGCTCTTTACGCTTACAAGGCATAACTATTAACAATACCCTCTACACATCTCGTAGGATCTGTGCACCACTGAGGGTTACTACAAACCCCCATAGGACCATAGTAGGATCTATGGGGGTTTTTTATTATCTGGAGACCTAATGAAAGAATCGGTATATGTAATTAGAAGGGATGATGGGGTAAAGTTCTGTGTGAATAAAGAACACTATGAGAACTATAAGGAAAGATATTTTCTTGTAAAACCCACTAAAGTAGAAAGCCCTCCCCCTTCAGACTCCCCCAGTGTTGATAAGCCTACAAGGACTAATAAGAAAACTAAGGAGTAATCCATGCAATATCTTAAGATGGCTCAAGCAGTCAGAGAGCACATAGGTCTACAAGGTACAGGGCCATCTTCCATAGACGCTACAGGCGCAGAAGGCCAAATGCTTCATATGGTAAGAGATGCTTGGGCTGACTTGCAGAATTATAGAAAGAACTGGAAGTGGATGAGAGATACTAAATCATTTGCTACAGCATCTGGAACTACAACTTATACACCTGCTATAATCTTTGGTCCCACTAATAGATTTAAGAGATGGTATCCAGAATCCTTTTATGTTTTAGATAACACAAAGAAGACTCTGTTGAGATATCTTGAATATGATTACTTTGTTTATAAATATAGAGATAACACTAATAGTAGTAAAGTTACTGAATTTACTATAAGACCACAAGACTATGCTATAATTATTAATAAACCTGATGGAGCCTATTGGATCTATGCAGACTATTATAAGAATAATCAAGAACTATCTCTTAGTACGACAGAACCTGAAATGCCTGTGGACTACCATAACTACATTGTATACGAAGCTACAGCACGTTATGCGTTATCTATAGGACTATCTCACATCTATCAACAGTATGCTTTAAAAGCTTCAGAAGCTCTTGGTAATATCTTAAGAGAGCTTAACCCTAAAGAGTTCTTCAAGGTTAGGGGGATAGTATGACTACTCCTAGACAAATTAATATAATGCCAGTAAACACACAGAGTATCATCTTCGATACTGGTGTTAATGAGGCAGTCTCATCTATTGAGATGAAGCCAAGCGACCTTCTAACCTGTAAGAACTATTATATTACCGAAGGTGTAGCAGGAGGTTATGTATCTGTAGCTGGTTATGAGAGGTATGATGGGCAGACAGCCCCTTCTAGTGTACTTGCAACTTCTTTAGATGATGCAGCTAGAGAGGCTGCAAGAACTGCTATAGGAGTTGTAGGTGGAGTAGATGGTATAGGCCCTGTAAGAGGTGTATATATCTTTCAGGATGATGTATATGCCTTCAGGGATAAAATAGGTGGAACAGCAGCAGGTATGTATAAGGCTACTGATACAGGATGGGTAGAAGTAGATACATCAGCAGCCCCACTATTACCAGGAGGTTCTTACTCTTTCATTACTCATAACTTCTTTGCTACTTCTACAGGGGAAAGGATGTACTGGTGTAATGGTGTTGATCATGCTAGGTCTTTTGATGGAACTACTGTCAACATCATGAATAATACAGGAATGGGTGATAATGATAAACCTACATATATAGCAGCTCATATAGATAGGCTTTGGTTATCTTATCCTGGAGGTTCACTTCAATACTCTGTAGTTGGTATGGATTTTGATAATGATGGAATTGATGGAGAAGCTGATGACTGGTCCTCTGTTAATGGTGCAGGGGAGATAGGGATCGGTGGAGAAATAACAGCACTTAGGAGTTCTGTAGGAAGTACACTTATTATCTTTGGAAGAGATTTTATAAAAATCTTTGAAGGACCTTCTATAGGTGAAGGAGTCTTAAAGACATTCTCAGATTCTCTAGGAGCTTATCCTCATACTGTAGATAAATTATTTGATACTATCATCTTCATGAGTGATATGGGTGTAACTACCCTTGCAGCAGCTCAAGAGTTTGGTGACTTCTCTACTAATACAATATCTGAAAGAGTAAAGAGAACTCTATTTACATATAAGAGTCTTATAACATGTGCTATTACATTAAAGAAGTTAAATCAATATAGGCTCTACTTTAGTGATGGGAGATGTATAGTATTTTCTTTTTATAATAAGAAGCTTAGAGGTGCAACTTTCTTAAGGTATGTAGCACCTGTTCTATTTATAACAGAAGGTATGGAATCTTCAGGGGATCTGGTAAGTTTCTTCTCATCTAACTCTGGGTATGCTTACCAAGCAGATGTTGGTACATCTTTTGATGGCACTGTAATAGAACATAACTTTGCTACTAGCTATTTCCATTATAGTTCTCCTAGAAACTGGAAGAGATTCTTTAGAATCACATTAGAAATAGACTCTGTAGATGAGATGACTTTCTACATTAAACCATCCTTTGATTACTCTGGAGATTATTATCCGGCATCTATAGAGAATACTTTAGAAGTTACAGGAGCTGGAGATCAGTGGGATCAAGGTCTTTGGGATCAGATGATGTGGGCTGGTAGTGCTGTTACTAATAGACTCTTCTACGATATACTTGGTATTGGTAGTAATATGAATGTAGCACTTAGATACTCTTCCAAGTATACGAGACAGCACACCTTCCAAGATATGATTGTAGACTTTACAGTGATGGGGAGGCAGATGGGATAATGCCAAGTGCATACTATACTAATATAGGGAAGTCTGTAGTACCTGGAAATATTGCATATGCTGATGATCTTAATCAGATCAACCTAGCTGTAGATGTAGCCCTAGAACAAGTTGAAGCTGATATTGGCATTATACAATATGGTGCTCCTTATTATTCAGCGTTATCCCAGAAGTGGGCTGAGAACCCTGAAGATGTAGAAGTCACAGTAGGATCTTATAGTGCTCTACATTGGGCTGCTAAGGCTCATGCAGATGCAATACAAACTGCCGATGATAGAGTACATACAGGACTTGATGCCGCTAGTACTTATACAGATATGGTAGATGCTGGACTATATGCAACAGCAGCATCTAACAGTGCCGATACTGCTGAAGGCTGGGCAGTAACTCCGTATAATACCGAAGTAGAACCAGGGAAGTATAGTGCATTACACTATGCTACAGTTGCTCAAAATGAATTAACACCTAGTAACCTTCTTGCAGATATTATTACAGTAGATGGAGCAGCTAGTGGGTTAGATGCAGATCTATTAGATGGTCAGCATGGTTCTTACTATGCACCTATAGCATCTCCTACGTTTACAGGAACTCCTTCAGCCACTACAGCTTCTTGGACAACTAATAGTACACAACTGGCAACAACAGCTCATGTATATGATTCTTTTCCTGGATCTTTAGGGACTAGTGGGTATCAGAAATTTAAGAATGGTTTGGTATTTCAATGGGGTACAGTTACCTGTAGTGCAACTTCTGGAAATCCCGTGTCAATAGAATTTCCATTAAAGTATACAACTGTGTATGTTATAGTTGCCACTGGGAATACAGCTAATACATTAAATGCTGCAGTATGGTACAGTAATGTAGCTACAACTGGATTCGACATTAGAGCAGCATTAGGAAGTCAATCAGCTAAGTGGCTAGCAGTTGGTTACATAACTCCAGCATAATAAGGATATAAGTATGGCAAGTACATATTATGATAGTGCAGGAAAGTCTGTAGTTGCTGGGGATATAGCCTACGCTGCAGATATAAATGATATAAACAATGCAGTCGATTCAGCCTTCCAGCAAGTAGAAGTTGCTATTAGTGCTATTAGCTCTGGTCAATCTTACTACTCCGATCTAGCAGAAGCATGGGCTATTAATCCTGAAGACTCTGAAGTAGAACCAGGAAACTACTCAGCTCTACATTGGGCTACTAAGGCTCATACAGATGCAACTCAAGTAGCCGCTGATAGAGTGCAGACAGGACTTGATAGGGCTTCTTGTACATCTAGTGCTAATACAGCATCAGGCGCTGCTAGTACTGCTACAACTCGGGCTGATACTGCTACAGGGGCTGCTAACACAGCTACTGTACAGGCAGGAATAGCTACTGATCAAGCTGATCTAGCTATAGCTGCAGCAGCAATCTTTAAGCCTACCCCTATAGGTTCTATTGTAGCTTTCAACGGAGGTTACTATACCAATGCATCTAATGGTGGATTTACTAATGTAGTAGGAAATACCGTAGCAGCAGTAAATGCTTACTGTAATTCTGATGGATGGTATGCATGTGATGGTTCTACGTTAAATCTTGCAGGTTCTCCTATCTTTAATGGTACTGGTAGATATCTTCCCAATCTTACAGATAGTAGATTTATTCAAGGAAGTACTACTGCAGGGTCTGTAGGTGGAAGTAATACAACTTCTCATACACATACTATAACACATACTCACACAATCTCCCATAATCATAATATATATCACTCACATGGGACAGGAAACTTTACACTAACAATAAATGAAATTCCATCACATCGTCACTCTTTTTCTGGTTTCGATATTAATGGTAATACGTCTCTAGGGACTGAGGATGCAGGGTCTCCTATTACACAGTATACTAGTTATGTAGGTGGAAGTCAAGCACATAATCATGGTAGTACTGTAAGTCAAGATACTACAACTACTGGTCCATCATCAGCAACAAACAGTGGTCCATCTTCAGCAGCAAATACAGAAATTCCATCAAATACAGAGAACAGACCATCCTTCCTATCTTGTATCTATATAATGAGAGCTATTTAATGAAAGAAACATACACTGTTAAGTATAGACAATTAGGACAAGTCTTTTGGAGAAAGCTTAATAACGTAAAAGGGGATGCCGTAGAGAAATCTTTTAGATGGTTTCATTTAGAAGATGATACTATTATCTATATTTCTTTAGATGCTGAAGTAATCTTTACAAAAGATAGGCAAAGGGTTATAGAGTTTAAAATGAGTAAGGAGGCTGGGCAACCAGTACAAAGAAGCTAATGAAAATTACTATATCAAATACAGACGGGACTGTAGGAATTGATAAGATCTTTTACCCTATAGATACTTCCTCCTTACCTAAAGATCTTAGAGTAGTTCAGTGGGACGGTAAGAATGGTCATGAGGAATGGATAAATAAACCTAATAGTACTCTTACTGATGTAAAGAAGTATCAGGCTCTTATTGATAAGTGGATTGAAGAGGACAATAGGAATAGAGAAAAGCAGAAGAATAAGTTCTTCGGTATCCCGAAGGCTCAAGTAGAGCGTGAAGTTGAAGCATCTATTAAGGCAGTAAAAGAAAATAAAAGAAACTCTGGAGTATATCTTCCAGACGATACAGGAACTAAGAGATGGTTTCAAACTGATCTTCAATCTAAAGTAGTTTATCTTATTGTTGTCCAGACAAAGTCTAGTATGATTTGGAGAACTATGGATAATGAGAATGTAACTCTTTCTGAATCATTAGCACTTAGGATTCTAGAAGCTATTCTTGAGAAAGAGGCTATCTTAAATGACATGGAGGAAAACCATATTAATAAAATGAAAACTTCTAGTAGATCAGATGAATATAATTACCTTGTAGGATGGCCAAAGGGCCACAAGGAATAAGGAGGTATTATGGCTGTAACAATTCCATTTGACCCTACAAGCACTACTCCTACTACTACCTATCAGTTTCCTACTACTATGGGAGATCCTCTTACAGTATCTCAGACAACTACCCCTACCCCTTCTGCCCCTACTACAACTATCACTTCTCCAACTGGTGTATTATCTGGTCCTTCACAGAATGCTCAAGATATCTCTAAGGCACAGGGGGTTGCATATGAGGGTATAGCTAAGGGTGCTACAGATACTGGAGTTCCTACATGGGGAACTTTTGATGCAACTGCTGCTTCTCAAAAGATTCAGGGTACAGCTACTCCTAAGACAGGATCAAGTTATATCGATAATGCTACTAACACTGTAGCTGGCCAACTTAATACCCTCTTGAAGAGTGATAGCCCCTACATTCAGTTAGCACAAACTAAAGCTAAGGAACAAGCTGCAGGAAGAGGTCTTCTTAATTCTTCTATGGCTGCAGGGGCAGGACAGAGAGCAGCTATAGAATCTGCACTTCCCATAGCTCAACAGGATGCAGAAACCTATAGTAAGTTTGGATTGCAACAGCAACAGGCTGAGAATCTCACAGCAACTAATATGGCTGAAGGTATTATCTCCGAGCAGATTACTAACCAGCAAGCAACTAATCAGCAACTTACTCAGAATATTCAAAATGCTTTTAATGCTAAGCTTGCAGGAGCAAATGAACAAAGTAAGGTATATCTTCAAGAGCTTCAAGGCCAGTGGCAGAAGACTAATCAGGAACTTGTAGGGGAACAGAATCTTCAGCTTCAGCAATTTTCTGTACAGGCAGACGTAGCTAAAGATGTTAAGGCTCAGACCTCTAAGATTATTGGTGACTATAATATTGCTATTGAGAATATCTTGACTGATCCTGATATCTTAGACCTTGGGGGGGGTGCTGTTCAGGCAGCTATATCCTTAGAGAATACTATAGCTAAGAATAACTTGAAGTTCATTGGAGCTGCTGCAGGGCTGAAAGACTTTGGTAA